TTGAGCCTCTATGAGATTGTAGGAACAGGAACTGATATATTATATTTTTAGTAGGAGGTCTGATATAAACTTTATTGCAGGGATTATCTTTTTTAACTGTGAGGTACTGCCAGGAAACTTACCTGACATACCAGATTACTTTTTCCTGAGCCAACATGCTGTGGAGACCTGCCTAAAAATCGTGATTATACCCCCTGTGCTCATCTGCTAAACACTTATATACTTGGATGCAATAACTGATTCATGGCGGAAATAATGACAGGTAGCGATGCCCCGATACCATCAGATTGCGACAGCAATACGCCCGACCAATCAGGTCGAAAAAGTCCACGACAAGAGGGGAAGGAGGTGGAAAAGATGACAAATAAATTTGGAGACGCACAGCAAAAGCAGATTTGCGATACCGTGAACAAGCAACGCAGATTAGTTGAGATGTATAACATGCAACAGCTAACAGACGGGAACATTTCGGAAGAGGAGTTCAGCAACCTTGTGGTAAGCAGCGAAGCAGTAGCGAACCTTATTCTATGCAATGTAGAGGCACACCCAGCTAAGACAGTAAAGGCAGCAACAAACCTTATGGGAGCAACCTTGATGGCAAAGCAGACGGCAACAGCCCTTGCAGACGCAAAGAAAGCAAAGGAAGCAGCTAAAGCAGCACCGAAGAAAAAAGCAGCAAAGGCTAAGAAGTGATTCTTCAGCTTAGCAGCAATCTTCAGGTTTGCAGGTTATGATACCGATATGCGTGTGATGAGGAAGGCACAGATACAGCAACCGCATAACCGCCCTATGAGATCTGTTCGGGGTTTCATGGGGCATTACCCTGTTTAGTCAGGTGGCCGCTGGTGCGGGGGTTCAGGCCCCTGCATCAGCTTTTTCCGTTTGGGAAGCCTGCCAGCAGCAGGCGCAGCTTTTTTTGTTTATTATGCTGGCTGGGGAGATCTGTTGGCCTGCAGGCTAAATTCTCCCGATATAACCATCTGTGGAGACCTCTTAAAGACTTATATAGTAGTTAGTAGTAGCAGTTACATGGGGAACGAAACCATATCTGGAACAATCTTCCGCAATGTCATGGCGCAGCAATGCCTGACTTGTGGTGGATTTAAAACACGAGGCCTGCCGATAAAAGACAACGAGGGATTTCTGATGCCCTGCATGTGTGGTGATGAATGATGCAGATTTCTGTACAGATTGCCTGCGAATGTGGCATAGTAATGGAGGCCTGCTTGGGCAACAAATGGGTCTGCCCTTCCTGCAATAAGGCGTTCCAATCCCAGATTCCTGTAAACAAGAACAATGGCCAGCTAAGACCTGACCAAGTTGAATCCGTCCTGTGGATGCTGGAAACGCTTCACCAGGAAGAACCTGTTGTTGCTGATGAAGAAGAATTTGACCCCTGGGCTGAAGATGCAGGCCCACCAAAGATTATTTTGCAGCCTAAGTCTGAAGAACCCTGGTGCTATGTTGGATGCGAATGCAGCAGTTGCTGGCCTGACGAAGATTGAATCAGCAGCAGCCTGCGCTATCTTTTAGTTTTGTCTGTCAGGGGGAGGTCCCAGGACCTCGCAGATGTTTTTTACTATTTTGTAGGAGATCTCGTCAGCAGCAGGCTGGCGCTGTGTTTTTTACATATACAGACCTCATCTGGTGCAGCAGCAGGAACGCAGTATTTTTTTTGGTTGCGGGGGAGATCTCATCTGCAGATCTGGTGTTATACAAATAAAAAAAGGGAAGCCATAGGGGGCGAACCCCCTATGACTTCATTACGACCCCGTATCATGTCGGATTATGGGTATTCATCTATTCGTGACTTCTTTCACCGAGACCGCATCCAATATCAAAAAGTATATCTTCCGCATGTCTATAATGGTCTTTCATCAATCTTAGATGAAGTTGATGGTCTTCCTTATCGTCGTCGGCTAATTCAGACAATCCCTTGATTGATGCTATTGCATCTTCAAGCAATCCTAAATGCCCCGTATATTTCAGGGTTTCAGGCATATCCAATATAACGGGTATATTGAAGTATTTGTGCCTACGCTTTGGTGTTCCATCTTGTTCCGCCATAGCAAATGCCTTCATGTGTGCGTGATACCATCCAAGCATCAAGCCAACAATCAAACAAAGTGCTACAACTACTTCGCCTTCAATTACAATGTTTCCTAACATGTGTATGGTCGGGAAGGGGGCATGACCCCCAACCCAATCCACCATGTTCACAATTCCTTAAGGGTGATTGTGTTATTGTTTGTATCGAAGATAACTACCTTATCTTCGGTTGGGTGTATCATAGCATACCCCATGCTTGGGCGGTTGAAACACCATTGTAGTGCCTTCTTGTTGTATTCGGCACATTGCCTTTGTAGTTGGTTGTATAGGGTTCTATTTCGCATGTATAGGGACTTCATGCTTCATACCCCTTAACTAATATTGCCACGCATTCTTGTGGTGCTTTCATAGTGGCATAACACCTTTCGCATAATTTGAAGTCAAGTATTGACCCGTCTATTAATTGCATTTCGATTTCAACCATTACGATTGAATTATGATGTATGGTTTCGCAACCTATACAAAATTGGTTTATATTGTATTCTTCCATAATTACGGGGGGGATGCACACACGCACATTCATGGGTTTATCATGTGCGCCTTTAGGTATTCAACTTAATCCTTTAGAAGCGTATGCAATCCCCCTATCCGTTAGGGTGGCCGATTGTCACCCATTCGGCCAAAGGGTCACATCTATCGCTATGTGATGCGTGGATTGTGTCGTTATCCATATTCGCCCATCTATTCATTATGGCATGGGTCGCCTTGTTAATCCCGTTAAGTCCCCCGTTGCTATCGTTGGTGTCAAAATCACACCCCGTTAAAGAACGGCTTAGGTCTAAGCATGGGATTCGCACATAATGTGCGTCTTATGGGGGTTAGTTCGCCATTCATGTCTTATTCATTCTTGGTTCAAACTTGTTGCTTGGTGTGCGTTAAGCCTTCTAACATCTTGACATAACCTATCGCTTTAGCAATGGACTTGGAAGTCATTGCATCAAGGTCGTTGCCATCGTCGGAAGCCTTGACCACATACGCTTCGGCATATTGAATTGCACCGTTAATGAATGCAATTACACCGTCGCAAGCATTTGATGAACGGTAGTATTCGCCCATATAGTATGCTTCTAAGTAGTCTTCACCGCATCGAATAGCCTTATTCAAGCCATTCGCTACACCTTCCGCATTGAATCCACGCTTTGTGCGCTTCCCCATTGCGTTAAGTTGCGTTTTTGGTGTCGCTTTAACCACGCTTGTTTGTGCCTTTGGTTGGTTTTTTGCCATCCGTAAACACCCCCTTTTGGTTTGTTCGTTATCGCCCGTATTTATTCGGCTTAGGCTTATTCGCTATACTTGTTTTATCGGTCAATCACCTATCGTATCACCTTCGCATCGGGAAGGTCTATGGCTATACATCCGTTTTTTGGATAGTGCTATGGCTTCGCCCATAGGTTCGGCATCTAACCGATTTGTAGCGTTTCTACACCTATGAACCCTTAACACTTTTTTATACGCTTCGCCCCTTAACACCACCGTAGTTTACACTACTATAGCCATACTTTTCACGACGCATGCCGTAGGAAGTCGCCCCCCCGCCCCCGCCATCGGGGACAAATAAGCCTATTCATTCAAGTATATGAAGTAGTATGGTAAATGCTTATATATGATGACAAAAAAAAAGATTTTTTGTACTAACCTAACGCCCACCAGAGCGCATAATACACAAAAAAAATTTCTGAAAAAAAACTTTATATTAAAAGAAAAATGGGAATTTTCCGCCAGGTTTTGGAGATTCAGTAGAATTTTGCCAGTTGTTGAGAGAAGTGCTTGACATACTAAATGACTCATGTTTGGTTGGCATAATGAATTGGTCTATGGCGTGAGCGAAGGCCATAACCATATCATTGTGTTTTCCTAAGTCCACTATGTCACCATTTTTCCAGGCATGACTTTCTAACTCTTCTAAAAATAATCTGATAACCCTGCGAGTCGGTTCATCTCCGAAGGGTAATACGATTCTCCCTTGTTCAAACCATGCTCTAAGTCTGCTCATCAGCCCTTGCTTTAGGGATTTGTTGCTTGCTTTAGACGGTCTGTAATCAATAGTAACTCCCTTTTGCATAAGTATGGCATTATACAACCTTTGAAACCCTACATCTTCAATAGCGATAGGAGGCATGTTATACCTTTCGTTATACTGCGCTATGACATTAACCTGCTTTTCAGGTGGAAAGTCATTCTTTCTCCAAATATCAACGAGATAAATGTAACCATCCGAGTCTTGCCTCAATACTACAAGGACTGAGTAGTCTTTTCCTAATCCATGTGAGGGGTCAAAACCAATTACATACTTGCCATCATGAAATTTTTCCTTTTCTAACATTAATTCCATATCCATATTTTGACGGCTTATCTTTCTTGGGAATACTTGTGAATCTTCATCAATAACTCTACAAAGGTATTCTTGAGTAAATTCTAATTCCTGCATAGCCTCTTTTTGTTCAAGTATAAAATCTATGGGTCTATGTTGAGGCCAAAGGCATTCTGGCTTAACATTATCAGGGTCGGCTTTGTATTCATCCCAATTGAGGATTGCAGACCAAACGCCTGCTTTCCAAACCTTATTACCTAACATTTCAGTATGGTAAATATCAGTCATAGCCATAGGAGTTCCAACACAATATAGGCTGGTTCCTGGAGACAACATAGGAGTGACAACCTTTCTAAGCCAACCTCTAACTGAATCCATTGACATATCTCCCATATCCATAAGAACATCGTCAAGAGCAATACAGGCTGGATGCTCACCACGAATAGCAGAACCAACAGATGTGGCTCTTATCCATGCGCCATTAGTAAAAAACAATTCATATTTGCCACCACGCTTAGTATCAAGATACTTTGACAATTCAGGATGCTTTAGAATATCTTCTCTTATTTCTTGTAAACGCCTTGAAGCAGTATCCCTGCTTGCGGAAAACAACCAACAAGTAAAAGGTTTGCTACGCCACTTTAGAAAAAGAGCATGGTGTAGCAATACAATACGGAGGGTTGTTGATTTACTGTGGTCACGAGGCGCAATAATACAAGTCCTGTGAACCTGTGCATCTTTTCTATCAGTATAAAGATTGACCCATTCATCTATATGCTCTCCCCATGTATAACCTAACCATTCATAGAAATACTTAATATCGTTTTTTGACCTTAAAAGGCTCATACGAGTGGTGTTAATACCCAAGAGGCATCAACCCCCCTTCTTTTTTGCAGTGGGGACATTTACCAGCCATTGCCTTTGACGCTTCCATAATTCCTGTAGCAAAGCCACAAAACTTACAGTATACCTTTTCACAAAACCTATGATGTTCGCTCATTTCTAACCACCCGTAAATACCCACAATAAATTGAAATACCATTCTTTTTTGACCTGCAAGCTGTTGTAGCGTATATTCCTCTTTTACCACAATTCATACATTCACGCAAACAAGTCCTATTTCCCATCAATGCCCCTCCACAGGAGAGAACAAACTGCAAATTAGACCTTCTTCTTTGTCAATCATATATCCAGACAAACCTGCTTTTGACATTGTATAACCAGCCCTTGCGTGGTATCTGTCATGCCCTGCAAGAGAAGCCAATTGAATAATAAGAGTTCCAGCACTTTCTTTAACAGTTTGATGGTGCAAATGTCCGTGAAACCAATAATGGTGGTCAGTTACTCCCCATTCAGCCTTTGCTTCATTAGCCATTAGTGCAGGTAACTTCTGCATTGCTTTATCACCATGAGTTAAACCTATCAAATTGTTTCCATAAGTCATGTATTGTCTTGGGTATGGTGAAACTACTACGCTAACATCATCAGCATTTCTGTAATATGCGTCAAGATACATGATAAGAGCCAAAGCAGACATTCTGTCGTGGTTTCCTGCCATGTTATAGATTTCAACAGGTGCTACTTGTCTAAGTAATTCTATGTGTTCGACAGCCAATTCACAACCACTTTTAAGGATTTGGGCTGGTGTACCGCACATATCTTGTGGAGTACCCTTTGTAGTTGTCCCTAAGTCGTTATCAACATGAAACCAGTCGCTGCCTGTACCCATAATTATCTTTTCAGGTTGGTATGGTAATCGAGATACAAGGTCTTGAGTCCTATCCATTAGTCTATGCTTTGCTTCATCGAAGTCGTATGTTTCACCTACTTCATCAACCCAACCATATTTACCCCAATGAAAGTCAGTTGCTGATACTACAAGTGCATATGGCTTTTCATCATCGGTTAATTCTAAGCGATTTGGTGCTTCAGGTGCGTTTGGAATAAGATTTAGGAACTCTTCTAACAGGTGGTCGTTAAGATTTCTCCACTTTGAAGCATCTTTTTCAAGGTCTTTCCAGCGAGCCTGTTCAAACTTTTCAAACAGTTCCTTCTTTCTCCAATGAATAAGGTCTTTTACCATTTCATCTGTGTCCTTTTCTGCAAATTCTTCATCTGTAAAAGGAGACATATCGTGAGTCCAACCATGCCTCTTTCGATATTCTTCCAACCAGGGTCGAGGCATTGCATACTTTCTGCACATTTCATTGATTGTTAGTGCGTCAGTTGCCATATTGGAATAATCAGCCTTCATTTGTCGGTGAACATCACCTTCTATTTTTACTACTTGGTCGGCTGCACGAAGGAAAGTAAAGTAAAGGTCTTCATCATTGTTATAGTAATATGCGTCGGTTGAATACATACGAGTTGTAGGTGCTGCTACAACTTCTGGATTAATAACACTATTACCCTTTTGCCACCTTTGAGTAGCCATTTCCCATCCTTTAACGGACTTAACGGGGTAAAGATTGTGTAGGTGTCGTGCAAATGCGAGTCTTGACATTGTTGATAATAAATGAGACTCCTTTTCGATTATTTCATAACCTGTACCTGGACTTGCCCTTTTGGTCTTCTTATTGTTCATTGCTCTAACCAAACAGTCATTTACCTATAAATGCACCCCCTATTGAATAATTATTTTTCCGCTTGATAGAGAAAAATAAATGTGTCACAGCGCCAATCTTTATTTATTTTTATTAATTTAGGGGGTGTTGGGGCTATCCACAGTCAGACTTAATTGTATTTGTCCGATTGTGTAACCTATGGACTTTTCAGATATACCTATCCCGTATGAAGGGTTCGGAAAGTGGGCGATACTACTTATCACTTTAGAGATACTATTCTGGGTCTTTATTGGCTCTAAGAGTATAAAACTCTTCAACAACCTTATAGGAAATAATAAAAAATAAACACTTATGCCGAGCTGCTATGCGATTAATTCTTTCCTAAACACAAGTGAAAGAATAAAAACAATTGCGGAACACTTAAAGGTGCTGTGAGACTGAGAATTAATTATGGGTCTTTTCGACAGAATTCTTGGCAGAACTCCAGAAAAAGTTGAAAAAACAGCAGAAGTTGTCGAATTTCCACTAAATTCGCCAATTGGTTCACCATTTACTGCTTCTATCAAAGATATACTAACTGAAACTGAGGCAATGAGGACACAAGGCTACAAGCAATACGGGTCGAAGTATGATACTGAATTTGATTTGTACGATGATATGCTAAGACTTGACCCCGAACTTAACGGTGCAGTAAGAGCTGTCAGCCTTACAGGCAACAAATACAAGATTGACTATTCAAAAGCCAAGAATCAAAAGATTCGTATGTGTATTGAAGAATTTGTTGATGCCATAGACTTTGATGACTTTATCATTAACACAATGCGAAACCTTATAGTTTATGGTAATTCCATAGATAAGATTGTTGGAAGGGCAGGAATAGGTATTACTGACCTACAAAGCATCCCTATCACCCAAGTCACCATAGTTGATTCAAGACCTAATTCAAGCAAAAGCCCAAGAGCATACGGCAAAGATGACCCAATAATGAAAGCGGTCACATACCGCTTTAGAGAAATGCAACATGGAGAATTAGAAATACCAGCAGATGAAATATCTCACATCAAAATTGACTATCGCTCTAATTGGTGGATGGATAGGTTAAACAGATGGACTTATGGTGTATGGGGTGCATCTCGATTTAGCAGTTTGAAACAGGCAATTCGTGCTAAATACAACACAATGAATAATCGTATTGCTATTGAAGATAGCATGACAAAGCAATTTATCAGCATTGATATGAAGGCTGTTGAACATATCTCTGACCCAAAGGAACAGCGTGAAAGACTATCCCATATTATGACTGAAGTTGGTAAATTGCTGGAAAATCTTCGTGCTGACCAAATCCCAATTTTACCTGATTATGTGCAAATACAACAAATGGATATGAAAAATGTCCCAGATAACAGTAAATTCCTTGATATGATTAATAGCGACATTTCCGCTGTTCTTCAGGTACCTCGTGTTGCTGCTGGCCAAGAATCAGGTTCAACATTTGCTGCCACATTTAATGCTAATATGTGGTCTATGCAAGCAATCGCAAGGCTACAAGAAGTCGTTGTTCAAGCAGTACACAAACTTTGGTTACATCACTGTGAAATGAAGGGTGTTGTTAGTACAAAGAAAGACTTACCTGAATTATACTTTGAACCTGTTGATGAAGAAAATAACTATCAAGAATACCAAAGGGTTTCATTAGGGTATCGTGACGGTATTATAACAAGGAATGAAGCAAGAGAAATTCTTGGGTTTGAGCCTGTATCAGAAGGTGCAGATTTTAAAGAAGGTAAGAAACTATCAGAAAGACCTATAAGTCCTCGACCTCAACAAGAAATCAACGAAGGAGATAAAGGAGGCACTTCAAATGAGTAAACAAGACACTTTTAACGATAGAATGGTAAAGAGAACCGTTATCCCTTCAATATACTTATGGCTTCTTGCCTGTGGTTCAGTTGTTGGTATGGGTATTTGGAAGCCTGAAGTTGTATTGGAAAACTTAGATGGTTTCATAGCACTTATCGCAATCATAGGCGGAACTGCTGCTCCTGCTTTACAAACTGTTCTCCGTATGTGGGAATCCGAACAGTCACAAGAAGTTGAAAATATCCCAACAGACTTAAAGCATAACAGAGAAAGAGATGCTTCTCAAAAGGAACACATGATAGACTTAGAAAAGTTGGCTCAAAAGCATAAGCATGAATTAGAAAAGGCTGCTCAAACTCACAAACATGAAATGGATGAGTTGAAAAATAATACTGTTCTAAGACCAATAAAGAAAAAGGAGTGATACTATGACACGATGCACTCTTCTTGACGAATGGTTTGATGCAAAGTCAAAAGAAATAGACGAAACAGAAACCGAAACAGGAATTTGTTTTACTACAGGGAAAAAGAAGTGATTTTATGTCTGAAGAAATTGTTGAAGCACTTCAATACGGGAAGCCTGGAAAAAATGATGTACGAAAAACTCCCGCTAAACCAAGTGAGCGCAGAAAAGGCTCAAAGAAAAACAAACCAGGCTCAGCAAAGAAGCCAAACAAGTCAATTTCATTTAGCAAAGAAACAAACGCACGACTCCGTTCCCTTATGCAAGAACACAATAAGAAGGGTAAAGGGAGCAAAGCATCTATGGGAATGCTCAAAACCGTTTATCGTAGGGGTGCTGGTGCTTTCAGCCGTAGTCACGCACCAAATATGTCAAGAGGTGGATGGGGTGTCGCTCGAGTCAAAGCCTTCCTTTACCTCTTGCGAAACGGCAGACCTTCCAATCCAAATTACAAGCAAGACAACGACTTATTGCCTAAGTCACACCCAAGAGCCAGCGAGGAAAACTTTGAAATGAGTGACGAGGCTGCATATGTAAGTATGGACTGGATTGCAGCAGAATACAAAGGGCGTAAAGTTACACTTAACAAACCATTCCGAACATCGGGAGGACCAAAGAAGTTTGCTGTATATGTGCAAAATTCGAGCGGTAATGTAGTCATCGTGCGCTTTGGCGACCCCAACATGGAAATTAAGCGTGACGACCCTAAGCGACGAAAGGCTTTCCGTGATAGACATTCATGCTCTGAAAAGAAAGACAAAACATCTGCAGGTTATTGGTCTTGCAGAATGTGGGAACGCTCTAAATCTGTAACTGATTATACCAGCGACGAAGATGATGAGGTCAATGATGAAATTGATTTATTGTTTGCTGAATTGTGGGAACAACATGAAGAACAGCCAATTTGGCTTGACTTTGAAGAAATCATTGAAGCAGACGAAGACTGTCATGACTGTGGCAGAGACTGTTGTGAAGATGAAGCAGTTGAAGCAAAAATGATTCGCAAAGATGTATTCGATAATCCAGGAGAAGCATCTGGTCGTGCAAAGGAATTAGGTCTTGATGGTTTCCATACACATGAAGAAGATGGGAAGAAAGTCTTTATGCCAGGTAAAAACCATGAAGAATACATTAAGAAGGTCGGCAAAGACATTCCTAAGAAGGTTGAAGGTTATAAAAAAGACAAGGACAAATATGCTTCATACGAAAAAGATACTTGTCCTCCAGGCAAAGAAATGCGAAACGGTAAATGTGTCCGTGTTGCAGTAACTCTTGATGCCACTATGACTTATGCAGAATCAATTATTGAAGCATCAACAGGTAAAACTGTTGTAAAGATTAGTGGTGTTGCATTCCATGAAGGTATGAACAAAAACAACTGGTCTATTACAAGGGCTGGAGTTGACAACATTTTGCCTCAAATGCTTGATGCAGATGTAACTCTTAATCATCCAAAGGCTGAACAAGGTCGCTTTAAGAGGAATATGGCTGGTATTGACGAAGGCGTTGTAGGTCGAGTCACAAAGGCTTGGGTCGAAGGCGACGAAGATTCTTGGGAAGTTCACTTTGAAGCAACCGTTGAAAGAAGTGAATTGTTTGAAGTTTTAGAATCAGGACTCTGGTTTCGCTCAGAATACGGTGTTTCCATCGGTGGAACAGGAGTTCCCGACAGAATTGTTGAAGCAAAAGACGGAAAAACTCAAATGGTATTCGAGCATGACTTCACTTTTGACCATCTCGCAATAGTCCATAAACCAGCATATCCTCGTGCAAGAATTGAAAATGCTGTAAAGGTTGAAGAGGCTGTTTCTGAGGAAATGCTTAAGTATGATTCAGCTCCTGAAGGTTATCATACGAAGAAGGCGAATACAATGTCCGAAGAAGTAATTGAAGAAGTTATCGCATCCGAAACTGTTGAATCAGTTGATGCTGTGGCTGAAATGGAAAAAGCACTAATTCTCGCAAATTCACGCATTGCTGCATTTGAAGCAAAAGCGGCTGAAGAAGCAGAGAACGCTCGATTGGCACTTGTCAAGGAAGCATCTGAAATTGGACTTAAGGGTCACGAAGCACTACCTGCTGAAACTGTCAAAGAATTGATGGCTTCTTGGGAAGCATCCCGACCTGCACCTTCTAAAGAAATGAAACCTGTTGAACCTGCATCTGATGTAGTAGCAAGTGTTTCATCATCAACCGCTGTTGTTGCTAATTATCTAAACGGCAACTTGGTTGAATCTTCCGAAGCAGAATACTCTGCTTCTTTTAACGCTCTTGTTGCTGCATACAATCGTGGTGGTGGCGAAAACCTCGCTCCATCATTTGAAGAAGCAAAAACAAAGGGGATGATTTGAAATGCTAACAGGAATCGGAACAGGACCAATTAACGCAAATTTGAAAGCTGGTGCAAGCGCAGGACTATCTGGGCTTTTGCTTAAGGTGGATGGAACAAACACAGTAGCACTATGTAGTGCTGTTGGTAATACCCCATTGGGTGTCACCATTGAATCTTCAGAAAGGGACAAAGACGATGCTCTTGTCACTGGTGGCCGTGTTTCATACATGCCAAGTGGCGGTGTTCTTTACATTCGTGCTGATGCTGCAACCTATGTAGTCGGTGATACAATCGAACTTACCGCAACAGGAACAGGAAAGAATACTTCTGGAACTGGAACTGTACTCGGTGTTTATGTCGGACCTGGCGAAGTAATTAGCGCTGACAATGTGACTGATAACGAAAACTTAATCCTTGTTAATACTAACAATGCAGGATGGTGATTTGAATGGCAAATGAAAATTTAGAAACAATTATAGCTCGTGACGACAACGCAGGACCCTTTGGAAGCAGAGATGCTCTTAAAGAACAAGTATTGCGTGACTTTATCCAACTACAAAGCAAAGTTTTGTCAATCGGAACTGACCTCGTAGGAACAAGAACTGTTCCTTGGCTGGAATTTACTTGGTACACTGGTGTTGGCGGTGCTTTCACCTACCCAATTGATGACTCCGCAACTGTCGGTGCAACAAAGATTGGAACAAAGAACTATTCAGTAGGTCTAAAGAAAGGTATGGGTCGTGTGACTTTCCTTGATTCAACACTACTTCGTGGCGAATCCTTTGAAAACATGAACCGACAACAACTTGGTGTTACACAAGCATTGGCTGATACCATTGACAACCTAATTCTAAGTGGACTTCATGCTGGTGCTGATGAAACCGTTGCTGCTACTGCTGCTTTCGGTGCTGGTGGTGCTGATGAAGAAAAAGACCTTTTGGCTGCTGCTGACAAAATCTTCGACTTGGCTCGTGTATCTGGCAACGAAACCCTATCCGTTGTCCTACCTGCTGTAAAGCGAAGTGCTTTGTTAAACACACAACTGTTTGGAAATGTTATTCAATCCCTACAAGACCACCTAAAGGGTGTTTTGGGAATGGACTTCAAGTATACTCGTGACGATGGTGCAAGTGGCGCAATCGGAAGTGACGCACTTGTTATGGTTCCTGGTGCTCAAACCGCAGAATTCTTCCAATACAACGGACCTGGATTCAGAGAAACTGAACTAACCCGTCTTCCTGGTGTTGGTTTCGATTGGATGCTAACTGGCTACATGGGAATGGTTGTTCACGAACACCAAGATGGCGCTGGTGCTGGAAAATCAAAGCGAATCGTTAAGATTACAGGCGTACAGTAAGGTGATGCTTTTTGCGTCACTTTACTAAGGCTTCACACCTTCGGGCGTATTGCTTAGAATTAGATGCTGATATCTCCGATGAGGTATGGGCTAAAGTTGCTATGCTCCCTAAGACTGAATGGTCTGAAGATAAAATCAAAGCAATAGTCAAACCAAAGAAGTCAAAAAAGGTGAAGAAAGATGGCAAAGAAGAGTAAATCTCCTGCAAAAGAAGCACCTGTAAAGGCTAAAGCACCTGCTAAGAAAAAGAAAGATTCTAAAGCAGGACTTATCAAGCAATTAGATGCTAAGGGTTATTACTATCCTGCTGACGCTTCTGCTACACAACTTAAGGCTATCCTTGATAACTTCAAAAGCAACCTATTTTGGCTTGTTAGGCTTGCAGGAAACACAAGTCCTGAACTAATAGCAAAAGGAATAGATAGTAAGAAAGTTGTTTATGCCCTTCCCGACTGTGAAGACAGTGTTAAAATACTAAATTCTCGTAAGTTGATTGTTCTAAAAAGAACTCCGACACCTTCAAGTAATGCTGTTGTCATCTGTGAATGTATAGGTGAACCCAATGGCAGTAACTAATGATAATATACGAGACTTATTAGGAAGGCCAAAAGGTCTTCTAACAGTAACGATTGCAGAATATATCAACATGAGAACAAATTTTGTGGAAAAAGTTGCTCGTGATGATGTTAATCTCAATGATAATACTAACGCAGTAACTACTGCTTTAAAAGAAGACGCTATCAAAATGCTCGTAGCAGTTGATTGCTTAAGCATTCTTATTGATACTTTACCTGGTCAAATGTCAGCAGGAGATAGCGACGATAGCCGATACCAAGATAGAAGGTATCAATACCAATTAGATATGTTTAGAAAAAGAGCAAAGGAGGCTTTAAATTTAGTCTCTGAAGCAGGTGGTACTGCATTCGCAGTAAAAAGTACGAGTAGTAGGATTAGTGGCTAAGAATGGCAGTATATGATTGGACTGGAGCAATAGATACATCAGCAGCAAACCCTAACAATTGGTTGCTTGGAGGTGTTGTCCCAGGTTCAGCACCAACAAATGCAGATACAATGCAATTTACTACTGGTGTTCCTGTTATAGTTAATATATGCGTTTTAGATATTCCTGCTCTTGGTTCAATTAACCATCAGCATAATGAAATCACCTTAGTATTTGGTGGTGCTGGTATTACTGCTCATGAACTTTACGGCACATTTCATCATAATGGTCCTGTTGGAATTTCAAACTCTTCAACGGGTGTAATTACAGTTGAATTTAACAATGCAACATCAGCCACAGGAGATATTATTTATTTCCCACAAAAATTTCCTATTTGGTTTTCTTCTCAAAGTTCTGCTGCAACAACAATAATGAGAAGCAGCACAATACCAAACTTAAAGTTTAAGTTTAATACAACAAATCCTCCTTGTTTACCTCATGGCATATATCCTACTGTGGAAGTGTTGAGAGATGTATTACCGCACTATAGCATTAACGAATCAGAAGTAACTCTTCACCCTGAAGTTGATTTTTACGATTTAATTACAACAAATACAGGAAGTTTTAAAGAAGCAAATGCTGGTATATTTCAAACTGACCCAATAAAAGAAATAGACAAAACATTTAGAGTAAGAAGTTTTACAATGGCTCTAAAAAATTCATTTGAAGGTGGAAAGGGGCATTGGATTTTTCACGCTGCTGGCACAGTAGATGTTAAAGAATTACCTCTTTCAGGAACAGGCAGACAAACTTATGGTTCAGGAACTGTAAATAAATTAGAAAATATAACAATTGTTCCTAATTCAAGGACAGGAGACAATCAACAATCACTCCCACCTGGCAATCACTATCTTAAAAAGTTAACTGTTGCTGAGGGAGTTCGCCTTAGAACTACGAGAGGAGTTACTGAATTGCACATTGCATCAAGACCAAACATTAGGGGTTCTTGGCAATTTTACGCTATTTCAGATGGAGTATACAGGTCAAAAAAGAGTTCTATGATTCAACCTCTTGATACAGGAGGCACTAACACAAGAATATACACATCTTTCGCTATTCCATTTGTAAATGACACACTTCCGTATGCAGCATTTTTAGATATGGGTCAAGGAAGCACATTTAACTTTAATCCTACTACACAAACATTGACTGTTGGGACTGGCGGTATTCAATTTAATGACGGAACAATACAAACTACTGCTGCGACAGGAGGTGGAGGTGGAGGTAGTGCTCTTACTATTCAAGATGAAGGTTCATCCCTCTTAACAGCAGCTACTACTCTTAACTTTGTTGATGGTCAGCATCTTGTTCAAACTCTTCCCAACCCACAACCATTTGCCGTTGAAGCAACAGGCGCAGGGCCAATAAAAACTATTACTATTGATGGGTCAAAGGTTAGAACAAACGCAACAGATACATTACCTGCTTATCTTGATGCAAAATTAGGTGCAGGTGCAAATATGAACATTACTCTTAATACTGCTGCTTCTGCAACAGTAGGAAATAATTTTGTATTTTCGGCAGATAATAACAAAGTAAAAATATCTTCCGCAGATACAACAGAAGATTTCTTAGAAAATAAATTGACTGCAGGGGCTAACATTACTCTTACTAAACTAACTTTAGGTGGAAATGAAACTCTTGTAATTTCTTCATCAGGCGGTGGTGGCGGTGGAGGTGGTGGCTATCCACTATTCAAACACGACCAAAACCCAACTTCAAATAATTTTAGTCCATTTAGATTACTGCAAGACCAAGATACAATAGAGTTAGGAGTAACTTCAGGTGGTGATGATAATGCTGATGTGTCAGTCTTTACCCCAGTAAATACTGAAAATCCTGTAGTTGTTGATATTATAGACATTGGTTCACATGCTACGAATACAGGCCGTGAGTATATGTTTTTCGGACAAGATGATAGAATGGGACTAACTGAATATCAAACATTTAATAGCGGTAGTCCTAATACTCCAATACCAATCTTTTTTGTTGAAAGTATGAGAGATGTTGCTTCGGGAATGGTCGCCAGCACCAGACTAAGAATTTATCCTGCGTCGAGAGATACAAGACTAAACAATGTTAGAGTAATGGATGCAGGGAAACACGAAGCATTTATGATTGACCCAAATACGGGTGAGCCTACGGAAGAACCAATGCCTGTAAGAATACTTCTTATTGTTGATTATCAACAACTACATGATAGAGGAAGATGGTTGATGAATAATTACGAATTAAGAATGTAGTTAGTGATAAATATGTCCGTTAATGTTAAAAGAGCATCGTCTCGTGCTAAGAATATGACTGATGAGATGGTATATAGAGGAAAGGTTGTTTATCAACCTCCTGAAAGATGCTATACCAATGTGTATATCAAAGAAACACCTCATGGTTTGTTGGTTTCTAAGAAGAAGGGTGAGCGACACTTCTTAGTAATTCCCTGGAGCAAAGTCGTTCAAATTCAAAGTGAGGACTAAAAATGGAATTAGAAAGTATTGTGCTGTATGCTATGGTTGCTGCCTATGTAGGTGAAAAGGGTCTTGCTCTTTACAAAAGAGTTATGGCTGACGGAAAAATTACCCTTGATGAAATCGAGGAAATTATTGAAGAAGTAACAGGTATAGCAGAAGACGCAAAAGAAATGATTGAAGAGGAATGATTGTAATGGCAAATTTAGAAGATAGAGTTGAAGATTTAGACGACAGGGTTCGTTTGCTTGAACAAGCAGTCTTTGAATTATCAACAATGGCTAAATACTTGAAATATGCCTTCTTTGCTATGCTTGCTTCTCTCGGAATGGATGCTCAGGTGCTGATGTGAAATGGTTTATTATTGTTCCACATCTGATGTTGCTGACCGAATGGGACTTAGTTCTCAAGAGCGTATTGCAGCTGCATCAAGATTAACAGGAGCAATAAGAAGGGCTTGTATTGACATAGACCAAGAATTTTTTTCAAGAGGTCGTGATGAACCAAGCAAGTCATTGGCTGCTACTACAACAAATGCCGATTCTTTGGCTCAAGCAACTGAAGTAACTGTCACTAACGCTAATCTATTTACTGCTTCTGCAAAGGGCAATGTTGATGGCGATTCATTTCAATGGACTGGAAAAGACGGAGGAATATCTGCTTTAACTATTGCAGTTGCTGGCGACACTTATCCTGTAGGAACATTAACTGCAACAGGTGGAACAGGTAGTGGATTTGCTGGAACATACGGAATTAGCGCAACAACAGCATCATATACTATCGGAGGCACTAACACAAATTGCCAGCCAGGAAACTATCTTGTAAACGGAGTCAGCATTGGCTCTTATACTGTTCACTTTCAAGTTAGCAGTATAACTTTGAGTGGTGTTAATGGTGGTGCTTTAGCAGATGATGGCTCAACAGACGGAACTGGCACATTTAATATCGGCAGTAGTGCAGGTGGCACATTTACAGTTACTTCTGGAGTTATTAGCAATATAGTTATTACAGACACTACATATTATCCATCTATTCCACCTATCACAGTTGCTGATTCTACTGACTTTGGTACTAACACACTAACAGCAGTCCTTGATTCCACAGGACAACTACAATCAATTACAGTTACCGATACTACAAAGTATGCTTCGACCCCAACAATAACTTCGTCATCTTCTTTTGGCAATGCTACTGTAACTGTTGTTTTGAATACAACAGGAATTATATCAAGCACTTCCATTACTTCTCCTGGTGTCTATACCGTAGCACCAACAGGAATTACTATTTCAGAAAGCGGTGATAGTAATGGTTCAATAATTCCAACATTTACATTTACAAGATTAACAGGGGCAACAGGATTATCATTTGACCACGCAAGCGGAGTAACAGTACAAGAAGGAGAAATAGCGCATATCATAAGAGAGGTTTGTGCTGATTTAGCAGCTGGCTATATCTATGAAGACCAAGCAGTTTTCGGTGATGGCAAAGACCTAAGAGCAAATACCTTCCGTAAAAGAGGTACTGAGTCCCTTAACAGAATTGCACATCACGGAGGCATTAACTAATGATGAGTGTTTCACAGGTTTTAGGAGAATCATTTAATATATCAGACTATATGTCTAAAGTGAGGTCGTTACCAGATGTCACTTCTTCTGATGCTGCATTTATTGATAGAGCATTTAAAGACGAAATGCAAAGAGTAATTTCTCCTAAACAGGGAGCAATGATGATTAAGTGGGATTGGTCTCAACTAAAGAAGTATATGAAACAACTAAGCGAATCAGGACTAAAGAAAACATTTGCTTTGGCTACAGGTCATGCTGCCCGTATGAGCACTACAAAGACCAAGTTATTTTTACAGCAAGGACAGGGTTATCACAAAAAAGCACCTTCTATACAAAGTTCATTTATCCGAGAAAGACTTAAGCGTGATAGCACAGGAATGTCAATTTACAAGTTAGTAGGAAAACACCTAAACTATGACTTTGATGTTGAACAAGCAAGATTTATAGGATTTGTAGGTAAAGATATGGGAACACCACTAACAGGTTCAAGAGGCGCAAAATTAGCACCACTTGTTGAAGGACTTAAGGCTGGAAGTGAACCTCGTGCGCCAATGTTCCCTGTAGCAGCAAGCGTTAATTGGACTCCCAGTAGCCCTGAATGGACTGAATCAGCTGCAGGTAATGACTTAGACAATTTGTTCCAAATGGCTATTGATTCAAACAATAAGAACAAAATGAATCCTGTTAGGCGAGTTAAACCACTTCCATTCTTACAGCAATGGAGTGTCAATACTACAAGTTTGACAATGGATAAGTTTATGGAGTTGATGTTGAGATGAGTGTAGCAGGCAGATTAGTTTCGTGGTCGCATAGATTAAATGGAGAAGACCCTGCAAACCCTATCGGGCAAAATCAAGGTTCGTGGAGTACAACAGTAGCAGGTGCCGAAGATGAAGATTATTGGAAAGTGAGTGCTGCTGGATATAATACAATCAGCACAACAAATACAGGACTTACAATGATAGTATCGCTAAAATATGATACTACACCCGTTGATGGAACAAAGTTGGCTTCACTTGGTAATGGTGTAGGAGAAATCATCGTTAAATCCACAGGAAACACTACTTCCTTGAAGATAAGTGGTGCGGGTGCTACTGATGTAACCATAAGCAATTTAGACTTGAGTAAACCCTTCTTTTTTAGACTAACACTTAACGGTGCAGTTGGCAGATTCTATCCATTTGATATGCAAGAAACAGAAACAGGAGAAACACTATACAATGAAGTTATCAGCACTTCCAGCACAACTGATGTATCATTTGGTTGTGACGATGGTTCAGTATTGTTTGGTAATGTTTATTATTCAAGTGACGGTGCATTTGGTACAGAAGAATTAGCCTCGTCTATTTGGACTACTGATTTGCTGGTAAGAAATGGTTATAGAATCATAGAAGTCTTAAAAAATTCAAAGCGAATGTATCTTAAGACATTCGTTGAAGATGCTTCTATTGTCTATGCCAATGACCTTTCACCTTCAGTTACAGCAAGATTACAACCCCCTACGATATTTGTTGTAGTTCCTTCACTTAATACAAACATAGAAGCATTAGGCGGTGGAGTAGTTTATCACGATTACACAGTTGAAGTCTTTGTAGTAACTCGTGCGGCTGACTTTAGATATGCACACCGACTTTGTGCTGAAATATCAGGAGAAGTCGTTGAAGAAATTTATTCAAAAACAGGACAAAACGATAATACAGACGCAGTTGCTGACTTCAGTTCTAACATTGATATGAAATTGGAAGAAGATGAAGTAGTTTGTGTAAACCATCACACATTTAAGTTTAGACGCAGAAGCAATTATCGTAAGAGATAACACAGACTTTAAGTGTGATTGACTGGTGAAGAGTGAGTATTAGGAGATGATAATATGGGAGACTTCGACAGCCGTTATGTATCAATCGAGAAAGAAACAACTTATGGAACAGACCCTGCAACCTCACCTGTATATGGTGAAATAGACGACGAATCATTCAAACATATTTACGAAACAATGGTTCGTGAAGATATGTCTAAGTATGGTGCATCGAAGGTGGTTCGTGGTAAAGAATACTGTGAAGGTTCTTTGAATACCGTTATGATGACTGATGACTTTACTTGTTCGATGATTGCTGGACTATTCGCTACTGATACTGTAGTGGCAGGTTCTCCGAATGTCCATACACTTGAAGAAGGTGCTGCAACTACTGACTTTTACCCAACCTTTTCTATCCACATCGGAAGAACTGCTCGTGACCACATCTTTACAGGTATGTCTGTAAACAAAATGTCTGTATCTGCAAGCGTTGGTGACTTTACTACTATGTCCTTTGAATGTCAAGGAAAATCTGAATCTCCTTCATCTGGAACAATGGCGACTCCTTCTTTCCCAGACAATGAACCAATGTATTATGCTAACGCAGAAATTTTCTTTAACGGCAATGCAACAAAGTCTGCATCGGTTAAATCTTCTGACTTTGAACTTTCAATTAACCGTGACCTTGATTCTGGTTTCTCTATTGGAAACTTGACTCTTACACAAGCACCTCCTGTTACTCGTAGGGCTATTAGCGGAAACATTGAATTTAACGAACCAATGTATACTGCTGGCGCATCAGAGCCAACATACAACGGTTTGACTCAAGCATCTGGTTCAACATTCATTTACGATTCATCCGTTGTTGGTACTCCAGCACTCCGTATGAAGTATATTGAAACAGCAAACGCTGACATTGAATTTGACTTCTTCAAGGTTGTATTTGATTCACCTGAAACATCTGTTTCTGGTCGTGACCACCAAACCATGACAACTCCTTTCTTTGGGTTGTTCGACAATACAAACACTTGTATGGCCGAATGCACCATTAGAAGCGCACAAGCAAGCGCATACATTTGATTAGTATTAGTTAGTGTCTTTAAGACAAAGTTTAGAATAGTTTAGTAGCGAAGTGAAAAAAATGCCAGTAATGAAAAAAGAATTTGAGTTCGGAGACGACGAATCAGGAAAAGTTAAACTCGTAGTCCGACAAGCCAGCGGTTTAGATAGAATGAAGTGGGAAGCAGCTCAAGGTCGAGCCTTGCGTAAATTCCGTGACTTTGGTATGTCAGTCGAAGAATGGACTGAAGACCAACAAGCGGAGTTTGTTGAATACCTCGAAGAACAAAATGTCGGTGTTGAAATGCAAATCACAGAATGGATTCCAAAATGTATTGTTGAACCTGCCGATTTTGATTTGGGCATTCTAACTTCTAACGAACTCAGAGAATTGTTGATGTTTGTTAGGGGTGACACGAATGAGGGCGCAGTCCCTTTGGTCTAATTTACAAGATAGCACCCGTCTTGTGCCAAGCCTACAAGGGTGTCCTTCCATCGGACTTAGTAATGAAGTATTGCGAGCCAGGCGGAGCATACCGTTTGGAATTAGATTTAGCAGTTGCTTGCGAGATACAAGACCAAATTGGAGAAGCAACAGAAAAAGCCAAGAAAGGCAAAAAGGGTGGCTCAAAAAGCGCTCGTTCAGCATGGGAAAAGCGAAAACAAAAGCGAGCCAAGCGGAACGATTAAACGAATATGAGGTTCTTGAGTATTAAGAGGGAGTGATAACATGGCAACCACAGGCGCAGCAATGGTAATGTTTGAAGTGGTTGGTTCATTTCAAGCGAAGCGTCTTTTGTCTGATGCAAGAGCACAGATGAACATTATGAATGCTATTATGCTTAACGGTCTTTCGGGTGTTCACCAAGCAGTTGACCAGATAACAGAGCAAATGGATGGATTAGTCCAAGCAACTGTCCCTTTGGCTCAAGAATTTGCTAAGGCTCGTATTCAATTTGACAAGTTTATGGGTGAAACTGAAAATCTTGAAGAAGTCAGAGAACAAATTAAGAGCATTGGTTTACAATTTGGATTTACTGCTGATAAGGCTCTTGAGGCTGGTGCTAAAATGGCACAACTTAAAGATGTAGTAGGTGGTGAAGGTTCAGTTGTTGCTGCGACTGAGGTAGGTATTAAGTTTGCGTTGATTGGTGATATGGAAACCCAAGATGCTATGCAAAAGATGGTAAACCTGCAACAACAGACTAACTTTATGTTCGGTGGTATGGCTAAGTCTCAAATTGAGGCTATGGATGCTGAAGAAAGAGCAAACTTTGTTAGAGCAAATTCTATGAAGACTTTGACTCAACTAAACACAGTTGAAAACAGATCTGCTGCTACAATGCAACAAATTACTTTCATTATGAATCAATTCGCAAGTCAGGCACACATGACAGGTGAATCTATTGCTGATATGGCTGCAAGTGCTGCAGTAATGGTTGAATCTGGTGAAGAGATGGGTAAGGCTGGTCGTGCCCTCAAAATGATTTATGCTCGATTAGGTTCTGATACCCACGATAACAATAAGATTTTACAGGCTTATGGTGTTCAAGTTAAAGATACTGCAGGCAACTTGCTTCCTCTTTCTGACATTGTTCAACAGTTAGCGCAACAATTCCCTAAGTTAGAAGATGCTGAAAAGCAACATATTGCTCAAATAGTTGCTGGTAACGACCACTATGTAAGATTCCTTAAGTTAGTTGAAGGTGCTGATAGACAACAAACATTAGCGACTCAGGCTGCTCTTGGGTTATCAGATGCTCAAGATGAAGTTAATATTAAACTTGACGACCAAGCAACTAAACTCCAGAAACTCCAAGCCGAGTTAAAGAATACCGAAGCAGCAATGGGTACTGCTTTTATCCCAGCACAAATGAAAGCGACAAAACAACAAATATCATTTAACAGGGCTATGACCGACTTTTACGAATCTGGGTCTGAGGGTCCTCTTGGAGGTATAACTAATGATTTTAAGGCATTAGCAAAATTAGACTTTGAAAACTTCGATATTATGGATGCTGTTTTAGGCTCAGTAGTAAAAAAAGGTATGGACTTTGCTTTTGCATTCCAAAGGGTGCAAAAGGTGATGGGGCCTGTCGTGGAAGCCATGATTAACATTAAATCCCTAAGTGTAGCAATGCAGACCCAGCAAACGATTCTAAGGGCTATGCAAGGCGAGCAATTGGTTAATCCACAAATCTATAACCAAGCAGCACAAATGCAAAGTTTTACAACGGATATGGCAATAAAAGAAATGCAAGTTAGACAAAGGATTGCTAACATAGGTAAAACAGCACTCGCATATGAGCAGATGAAAGAATTTTCTGGGACTAATACTTTATTGAAAATGCACATGCAGGCTTCAGCTGCAGGCGATATAAACGCTCTTGCTAATCGAAGACGAGGACTTGCTGCTGAAATTGCTGGTTTAGAAGGTCAAATTCTTAATGCTGTAAAGCAAAGTGAACAGGCACAAAACAGCATTCTTGCTGTTGTGCAAGCGAGGGCAGCTGCTAATCAAGTAATGTCTGCTGAAGAATTAGAAGCAGTTAGGGCTGGTGTAGCACTAAGAAGTAATGAATTGATGCTAATTAACCAAGAAGAACAAGCATTGAGAAATATTCATGCGATACAAATGGCTAAGGTTGGAAGTGGTACTACAACTGTACAAAATGCAGGACATGAAGTTCAACTGCTTGGGAGGTTGGTTGAGTTAGGAATGATAGAGCAAGACTTAGCAAATCAACTTCTCAATGATAAAAGAATGAAGTTAAGCATTAGCGAATCAGACTTGTTGATGGCTCGACAGTCACTTGAATTAGAAAAGCTGATTGGTGGTGAAGAGGACAAAAGAAAGGGTAAAAATCTACAAATGATGGTTCAAAGGTTAGTGCAAAATGAAAAAATTGCTTTGTCTTTGAATAAACACATGAGTGCTCAAGATATGCTAAATAATGTGAGCCAAGAAGAAATTGCCATTATAGAAAGGGTAACTGCCAAAAAATTCATTAAGGAAGATTTGACTGACCAAGAGGCTTTGGCTCTTAAAATTTTAACACAGTTAATGAAAGAAAACAACTTCCAAACTGAGGAACAAATTGCCAATTTGTTTCAAATAATTATGGCTCAAACTGCTCATGCTCAAACCCAAGATAGGATGATGGCAAAGCAAATGGCTATGAATGCTACAATGACAAAGTATAGTGGTATTTTAGGAGGTGCATCTGCATTAATTACTTTATTTGACGATTCATCTAAGGGTGCTAAAGCAAGCATGGCGTTAATGATGCCTGTTATGATTATGAGCACAGTACAAATGATGCAGATGACAAATTCTATGCTCGCACAAGCAACGGCAGGTATGGGTGCTGCTGTTGCAAACAACACACTTTCCTTTTCCTTAAAAGGTGTTGCTGCTGCTGCTGGAGCTGCTGCTGCTGGTATGAAAGCCTTTTTGGTAAGCACAGGTCTTGGTATCGCTCTTGTAGTTGCTATTACTGCTGCCACATACTTATTTACAGATTCAGTAGACAGCATGAGCGAGGGTGTTGTTGAATTTAACGGACACTTAACTGACAGCCTCACACTTTTAACAGACTTAAGAAATACAGGTTTAGAACCAGCATTAGAAGATGTTCCAACAATGGTTCGTGATGCCTTTTTAGAAGCTGGAATAGATTCTGATACAATTAATGCAATGGGATTAGAGCAAACTCAAACAGCCATTGGAATTGTAAAAGATGAAATGGATGAATTAAAAGAAAAAGCAGGTGACGGTGCTACTGTTCAAGAAAGGCTCTTTATGATGCAATTAGAGGCCGCTCAAAAGTATGTTGGTGCTTTACAAACTCAAGAAACTCTATTGATTGCTCAACTCGTATTACAAGGCGAATTAGCAGAAATGCAAAAGAAAATGTCTGATGACGCAAGTGCAAATGCAGCCAGCGCAGTGAGTCAATTTAGAGACGAATATGAAGACGAATACGATGATGCACTGGGAATGGGTATTCTAAATTATGTTACTGGTGGAGCAAGTATGGGCTCATATCGAGAAACTAAAGGTCTGCAAGATGATACAACAAAGACTGTTGCTGCCATAATTGCTGCTTTCCAACAAGAAGAAGGAATTAATGCAAGTGCTGCTCAAATGGAAGATTTGCTCGAAGTTATAGGAAATTCAGCTTCAAACTTTAGTGAAACTTACGCAAATGCAGTAGCAAGTAGTGGTGAATATACTACTGAATTTATGGACTTCTTAGACAAAAACTTTACCGATAAAGAAATAGAAATGTTGGCAGTAGCAGTTGATGATTCAGGCGACTTTGACACAGGCTCTGTTATGAAATACAAAGAGGTAGTGGATGACTTAGAAAAGCAATTTTCTATGACGACTGAAGAAGCACAATTCCTCGTTGATGAAATTAGCAGCATGGGGTCTGGTGGCATGAATGATATTGATGATGTGGCTGATTCAATACAACATTTAGGAGATACAATGTTGGAATTTAACAACAACCGTGAAGCAATGTTCTTCGGTCTTTCCCAATCAGGTATATCAGGTGACTTCGTTAAGCAAGTCCAAAATAAAGGAGTCGAAAACCTTATAGCAAACACTGAGCTGGTTGTAACTAACAACTTTAATGGTATGTTGCTACATGAAATGGTTGATACGATTACCGAAGAAGTAGTTAGTGCTTTAGTTGATGCTGGAGTGGTTAGAAGTGGAGCAGTGGATTAGTAATGGCAAAGTCAGTAGATAGAAAGTATTCAGTATTTTTGGCAGGTTACTATGACGACTTTAACGCAAGTCGAGCAATTGCTGATGATGAAAACAACCCTAATTTAACTGGACTAATTGTTCACACAGCAAGCCATTTTGGTAATTCTTTAAATGGTGAGGCTCGCCTTAACCCTCGATACAAAAAGGCATACAAAGAGCGAGTTGACGGAGATGAAACTCATAATTTAGGTGCTCATGAATTTTTAACAAACGACACTATGAGAAAAAACTCTGGGAAGTATGAAGGAAAGGCTCAACCCTCATATCCCGATGGTATTACACAAGGCAACCGATACAAATTTGGTGCAGACGCATCTCTTGATTCCTTTCAAACTTTAACAAACGGATATAACACTTCTGGGCGTTATTCTGTTCATTTGGGTAACAATGACCCATCGCAAGGAAAAAGCGCAGCAATCACGATTCCTGATATGGTTTCAAGCAATTTATACAAAGGTGGGAGTGCTGAATCTGATTCCTTTGCTTCAGCGACTAACATCTTTCAATATGCAAACATTTGCAGCGTTCATGTAGGAGAAGTTGCTCCAGACGCTAACCAACTAAAAACAGGTTATGCAGGAGACCCATTTTCAAAGGCTATCTTAGAACCAATTGAATCTCTTGATTCTGGAAAACCTATGTTAGCAATTAACACTCACATTAGAGAAAATATGACCAGAAGGCTTGTTTCCTATAACGCTAATTTAGGAGCTGCATCTGATAAAGACATTTTTGGACTTAGAATGGCTTGGCGCAATTGGTCTGGTTGGGACAACGGACAATCAACAGGTCATTCTTACACAATAAAAGTAGGATTTAGAAGGGATGACTACACTGACGCTAACGGATTTTCTTCAGCAGTACCAGCTGCTACATACACATTTACCACTTCTTCAAGAAAACAAAACGCAGCAAGCAGCGGCTCGCCTTTGACAGCCGAAGCAACAGGTCTAAAAACAGGTTATCTTGACAGAAACCCCTGGTTTAAAAAATCAGCATTAACAGGTTCAAACTCTGCTTCTCTTGTAATGGCTGGTGGCGCAGTTGACGGAGGCTACAATGTATTAGCAAACTTCGGACAAACGCCTGAAAGCACATCTTTTCCATCTGATAATGCTATACCATCAGCCGACCAAACAAGGCGCTGGACTTTGCTGCAAATTTGGAATGATATTGAATTTAAGTTTGACTGGACTGCAGGAACTTATGATGTATTACATGACGGTGAAGTTGTTGCTTCAGCACAAGCAATAGGAATTAACCCCGATACAGGAAATAAATACAAAGCACCAGAAGTTTTTGGTTGGGATTTGTCCCTTGATAGTGGATTGGTTGATGGCTACCAAGAAGCAGGGACAGACACAGATTATGTTCAAATTACAACACTTCTTGACCGAGCATATCTTTGGCGTGATATTGCAGATTCATCTGGCATTGGCGGTGAACAGGTTACTTTGTCAAGGGCTTCTATTAACTATACTTCAAACGGTATATCTCAATGCCAGTTAGACATACATGATGATTTCGATAACTTAGATATTTTTAAGGTCTTTGAAGAAGAAACAAACCAACTGCAAGAACTGATGCTATTCCGTGATAATATCCATCGTTGCGTTTGGAGAGGGCATATTGAAAGATACACCAGCAACCAAAACCGACCTGGAGAAAAAATCATAAAGTTGAGTGCCAGAGATTATTTGGCTTCTCTTGACCGAACAATACCTATTTGGGAAGTAGGACAAAGTGAACAAATAGATGAAACCGAACCTATTGGCTGGCGACCATACGAATCTGCAAACTTTATTGAAAAGTTGCATTTAGGTGCTACTTCTCTTGAAAGAGGCACAGGTACTTTAGGTTATGAAAGACCGAACTATAATGCAGATACATCAACAAGAATGAGATTAAATTCGGGACACCCAATTCAAATGTATAATGAAGAAGGAGGAGCACCTGATACTATATACGATTATGTAGGTCAAACTCACATTTATGGATTCCAAAAGCCTGAAGCGACTTATGCTAATCCATCTGCACTTACAAACCCACTAAGAGTTTATTCTGATGCTCACGGATATACTCAAGGAGAAACAATAAACATACAAGGCTCAACTAATTATAGTGGCTCATTTACAGTTCACGACCCATCAACAAATCACTTTTACATTGACAAAACATATGTCCCATCAGGTAAAATTTTGGCTATTGACAACAATGACAGTTATGATGACGGAAGGCATAAGACAGGACTAAAGCATTACTGGACTTTGCAATTCGATGAAATCTATAAAAATCCAGCTCTTTTAGGTGGTGAATTTGTTAGTTCTTCTGCAGGCAACACAAGACATTTAATAGATTGGGAAAAGCAATATGTTACTATTTCAGACACAAGAGTTTTTAGAGGTGCAAGTCAGTCAGGTCAAAGGTATAATAGAATATCTGAATTACCAAGCGACTCATCCACCACAATTAATGGAGTAACAGTAACTCCTCGTGACCTAACAAGAGGTAACCTTGATATTCCAATGAGATTAACCAGCAGTAATAGGGTTAAGCACACAACAGCAAACATTACACCACTTCAACACGATTACCCTAATACCCTTTGGTCTGGAGATATTCCTGACCCTACAAATTGGCAACAAACAACAAGGAGCTCAAATTGTGGTTATCATTTTGCTTTGATTGACGCTGATATTCCTAACAACCCAAAGACAGGAAGAGCACAAGTTCCTGGTGGAGGTTATACTGTAGGAAGTACTCCGTTTGATAATTTGTATAGAAGTTGGAATGGGTTTGGGTCTGCTTTACCAGGCCCACCAACAAGTCAAAATCAAAATAACGATACTTTTGCTGGACAAATGTTTGATGCCAGTTGGAATGCTGCTCATTCTACACTTTCCTATACTCAGCAAGATTGGTTAAATAGGTTGGGTTGGTTTAGAGTTAATTCTAATGGCGACAATGTTTGGCAATATTGGAGTGCTACTAATATACTTGATAATGCTCATGGTGGCTCAGAACCTGCTGGGAATTTAATAACAAAACTTTACTTTAAGACAGGTGAAAATATCAACATCTGGGATTTATACATCGGGCAACGCTTGGTAATTAGATATGGTGGGAATGACGCTCAAGGAAACCCAATTCAAATTCCACAAGGGACAACAGGTAATAATTGGGATGGGATTGTAACTCTTGTATTTGAAATCACAGGCTTTGGTAATATGCCAGACCCAGGCCAAACATGGATTGATGGGACACATTATCTTGAAGTTTCTCAATTAGGTAACGGAACATATAACGCTACTTATGGAGATTTAGCGAACCTATATTATAACCACAACGAAATAACAGGGCTTGGATTAGGAACTGCTGGAGAAGTTGGTTGGTTTTTGTATGATAGTCCTGACTTAGAATATTGCAACGAACAAGCGACTGCACCTCTTGCTGCTGCTAATAATTCTATTGCCAGACCATATAGAGCAGTACATTCTCGTTGGATTCAAGATATGCCTAAATCTAAGTGGTTTCAAATGCAGTTTGGGCGTATCAAGGAAAAGAAAATCAGTCAAGGTAAAAATGGTTCAACCTATCACCCAGATGTATTATTATCTTCAGATATTTTTCCTAACGCATATACAACTGGTCAAACAGTATCAATAGCAAATACAAGATTAGCATTAAACGACCAAACAACAGGAAACCCAATAGGATTAGTAACTACAATGGCTACATCAGGTGGCGTTGGAGAAATTGTGGATGCTGACGGAACAGTAGATTCTTTTACATTTACAGGTTTAGCTGGTTTTAACGCAGTCGACCAGACTTATGCTTCAATTACAGGAGTACAATTTTTGTCTAAATTCCACTCTGCAGGAAGTATTGTAAGATTTAGAGAAATTGATAACGATTACAAACACATTTGGATTCTCTGGGCTGATATGAGAAATGATGGAACTGCTAACGCTGATTCTGGTTTAAGGAAAAAGAAGTTTGGTTTAATGATGCCTATTTCTAATAATTATAGTGTTAGCATGGAATTTGTTGATTCAGAAGAACCTGACGGCTCGCCTGTTAAGTTTGCTGATTTGAAGGTTGGTGAAGACTTAGACATATGGGAATTAGATTCAACGCTTGAACCTGTAACTCAAGCACCCTGGTCTGCTTTACCTCTTGGCTCAAACTCTGACTCTAATTCAATATACCACAATTGGGAAGATAAAGCAGGTTCCTTTGTTGTTATTGACACAAGCAAATTCTGGAATGTGAATACTGAAGCAAATCTTGGAAGGACAGGAAGAATAGGTGGTGGGAGGACAGACCTACAAGATTACTTTGCAGTAGGTCACGGATTCCCAATTATGATGGATAACTATTGGATTGAAGCAATGCCTTCATACAAAACTATTCAACACCCATATATGCCTCACCCTCAACAAATGGACTTTATTCAAGATGCGTCGGAAGTAAAAAGAAATCAACCAGATAATTTTAGTGGAATTAACAGGTTATACCTCGACGATGTTACAGAATGGGATGATAGCGGAGTTGGAAGGATAGTAGCAGTTGAAGGAGCTGGACAGACAAAGACAACATATACATGGTATTATGCTTGGTCTGGTCGAAATACAGTTGATAACTATTTAAACAATGTGTTCGTTGATATTGTAGGAGGTTTGAACGGAGTTCCAACCAAGACTGCTGCTGAAAGAACAATAGCAGCAAATAACATTAAGGCTGCTCAACAAAACGGTTCATCTTCAAGAGCGATATTTGACTTAGAAGATTATGATAGTGTTACTGCGTATAACTCGTATGCTCCTCTTAGTGGTATGAGATTTATGATGCGTATTTCTGGTAAGGTCGAAAACGAAAACAGCGGAACATGGTTTGAAAGCGAAAAGTTTAGATTCTTAAATATGTTGTCTTTGACAAAAAATTGGTTGGGTAAATCTCAATTTACAGGTATTTCATCCTTTAAGAATGTGCCACAAACAAAAATAATGAGCACTAATGGCTCTGCAACTATTGGCAGTCCCCACTGGGGTCACAATAATACACAATTTGACAGTTTTGGCAGTGTAGTAAATGCTAAAAATTCAACAATGTATAGTGCCATAGTAAAAATTCAAAAAGCAGCTGGTACTGGAACTTCAGGCCTCGGACAAACATTTACTTATCAAATTGGTCCTGATGGCAGAATAGAACTTAGACCTGGCTACAATTCTTTCCGCTCGCTCGACAGAAGCGTTTTGAATATATCTAATATGAACACAAGCATACAACAAAGAGTAACTCATGTTAGAGTTTACTTCAATGATTCTAAGTCATTTTGTGACTATCCAAAAGTAGTAGGGACAGAAAACATTCGCTGGAAAATTATGGATATGCCCGATGTGGGAACTAAAGCAGAAGCAGAGTATTTAGCAAAGCAAGAATACTTGAAAGCAAAGAAAGCACCCGTTTCATTAAATGCAAAAGTAGTGCGAGGAACGCAATCAGATGATGTTATGCTTGATGGTGCAAGGTATGGGTATATTGCTGACCCACAAAGGACAGTATACGGTAAGTACCCGCACTATATGATGGGAAGGATGAACAACAATTTCTTTTCTGGTTCAGTAAGTGCTCTTGACGGCCAACTCAATAACACCAATACTCCTCTTATTGGAGCATCTAACAGGGATGCTTCAGTTGTAAATGCTTCTGATGAAATTACTTGGGCTGGAAATAATTATTGGTATGGTGCAAACAGCCTTGCTAATGCTATTGAAGTTGTTTATGTTCCTCAAGGCTTACCTAAATACAGTATGACAACAGGAAATCAATTAAGATTTATTATTAGCGTTGATGGGACAAGAAGTGGTGCGCCTACTCCTGGAACAATTGACGAGGCTGCTACATCGGCAAAGTTTATTATAACAGTTATTGACCCTATATTCAGAGATAATGCAACAAGAAACACAGGCTTTGTTTCTTCTAACGGTACTGACTCAAATGGAGACCCAAATCTAATAGGTGAAGCAGAATGGTTTGGGGCTTGTGGTAGAGGAGATTTGAATCACATTGCAGCAGTTAATGCAGCTGGTCAAGGGCATAGCCACGCAAACGATTTCTTTTCACAGACCGTTAGTTATGGCTCATTGGATAATGGTTTTCTTGAACTTAATTTGCCACCCACATACGCATTTGGAACTGGTATTGTCAATAAAATTATAGTTTCAGTAAACAGAGAATACTTAGAATCTTTAATCAGAATGCGTTGTGGAGATACATTAGGAAATATCTTAAATCCTGCTCACGGAGTACCTGTTGAATCCGCACCGACAAATTACTTCACCCTCCTCGGCAGCGGTTCATATAATGACAAGTCTATATTCCCTCTTGGGTGCAGATATTATGACGAATTTGGGTCTGGTATGAGGGACAGGACTTTGTGGTATGCACCGAGATTGATTATCAATGACGACATTAACTTTAGAACAGGAACTGCTCTACAGTATAGCGATTCAACCTATGGATTTACAAACAAACCTTTGATTATTAATAATGTTCAATGGAAAATAAACCCACTAAGACATGAAGAAGTAGTATTAGGTCTAACAACTGATGAATCTCATTTCTTAAGTAATTTAGGTTCTATGTTTTTGACTCCTCCTATTATTAATGACCCTAAACCAAGTCCAGCAGGACCAGGTGGAACATCGGGTCGTGGAGATTCTGATGAAGACGATGGCGAACCTGTGCCTCCAGGTGGAGATACAACAGGTCCTGCACCCAAACCAAGACCAAGACCTGAATTGACCCCACCAGGAACATTTGGTAGTCAAACAGGCTACACTACTGCAAGCACAATAGGTATTAATCAAGTATCTAAAGGCATTATGGGAAGACTAAAAAAGAAAATGCAGGTGCCTATGGGTAATTCGGAATGGGGGTTATTAGGTCAAGACAGACCATTGCCAGCAGCAATAGAAACTTCTGTTTTAGTTTCTAATGACGGTGTTTTTACTCCATCGGGGGGAAGTGCTGCTCTAAGCGAAACTGGAATTTCATTGCCAGGCAGAACATTTGCAGCTGGTGATTCTGAACAAGCCGAAGTATCAGAAGTTTCTGGAATACAAGTAGTACCTAACAATGTTACAAATAATTCAGTAACTATTCTTTCTAAGGTTGATACTACTGTGCATTCAGAGTCTGCTCAAACTAACCAAAGTACCATTCCAACTCCAAGTGGAATAGGGCTTAATACAAATCCAACGGCAGAAGGGTTTGCCAAGATATACACTACTGTAAAGGTTGTTGAAACAGGATTTAGCAAAACGGAAACTCTTGTCATCCCTATAAACCAAAATGGTTTAAGACACAATTTATTCAATCAAAAGATAGAAGGTGCTGATGTAGCAGGTAATCACTTAGAAATTACAATCAGAAGAGCGGCTGGTATCAATGGTGATACAGCAGCTCAAGAATCCGTAAAACTTTCATCAATCAGCGTAACTATGAAAACAGGCGCAAATATGGTTGATGGTCCTGGAGAAGTCTTTGACACAAATGTAGTTTCAAGGTGATGAGCATTTTCTTAAAATTAGTTATGGGTATTGAAAACGCTGAAAGTATTTGGGGAGAAAAAATTATTCCAGCGACAGAAAAGGGCTATCCACCTCTTTTTGATTTTGCGACATATTGGTTTTTGTATGAAGGAGATGTCCCAGTGGCATACACTTGCACAGCATACATAGATTCTTTTATTTTGGTCGGAAATACCTATGTTAAGAGAGGTTTTAGAGGTAAAGGTTATCACACTAAAATTTTACAGGAAAGAAACAAACGAATTAGAAAACCGATTGTAGCAGTATTAAATCCAATTGAAGAATCGAAAATGTCTCAGTTAAAGAGCGTTGTCAGCAATTTAGGTTATATTAAACTTGCACATTCTGAAGCCAAAAAAATTATGTCTAACAGTACTTGGAAGCATTTTGAGCATAGAGAAGTATGGTGGTCGCCACACTTGGAAATTATAAATTAATAAAGAAATGCTACGCTGTACTGCGTTTATTTCTTTTTATATACACAAAATTAAATCGAGTTTCTCAATTCCAAAATACTTTTTGCTTTAGACCTGCCAATACCCTTCACCGACATGAGCTGTTTTTGGGTGGTGCGACTGCGTAGTATTTTTGGTAATGAACCAAATTTGTCTAACAGGTCACCAGCGTTTTTTACGCTAATTCCTTTTATTGCAGAAAGCGCAGCGACCCTATTATCAAGAAGTGGTTTTGAGTTGCTGCGTAGTGTAGGTTTAGAAGTTCCTTTGACTGTTTCTTGATAGTGAGTACCTGCTAAGAAGTCCACCATCTCATCCATGCTATCTAATTCCATATACTTAATACGAGGAAAGTGGCTGTAAAACTCCCTTTTAAACTTTTTTATGACAGCCACCATACGGGCTATTTCCCTCACCGCTTCAGCACCGTTCAGATGTCGCCCCTTTTTCATCGGTTTGAGTTTTTTGTTATAGACAACCAACATAGGATTTTCAAAGGTTTCCTGCAATTCAACTAACTGACCAACTATCGTGCGAGATCTGCCATGACCCATAATCGAGTGATACAAGTCATTGATTTCTTTGGCTTCTATTCCTGTTTTTCCGATGACATAATCACCAGATTTCATTCGACAGACTTTAGCAAAGCCTGTTTTTTCTAATTCTGAGTCACCACACTTAGCCAGAATTTTTTGTATTATAGTGGGGTTTTCCCTGTCATCAACTAAGAGCATATATAGTGGTTGAGATTGTTCTCATATAAAGTCTTCATAGGTATTCGGGCTTGAGATACCAAACGCATACTCTTTGCCCTGACTTTCCTACATCACCGAACCACTTTGTTTCACTCCAAATAAAACGCTCATCCCATCTTAAAACTTGACCAGCAGCAAGAGCATTAGGAACACCCTTTGTTCCAGGTCTCCCATCTCTTGTCAAATGAGTAATGTATTTGTCAATCAACTCAGACACGATATATTCATCACCAGTGTCACGAATCAACTTTGCTGAAAAATCTCTAAATCTCTTAAACTTCTTTGCCTTCATTATAGAACCTCCATAGTCCCATCGTCTCTCCAACAACTGCCCTTGCACCAACCCCTGCGTTGTATTACCCTACAACTTGGAGGATTTTGTAGTCTTATCAAAGACTTTACTGCCTTGCGAGTTATTGAAGCGTTATAGTCAATCCAATCCAGCGTTTCGATGTATGCACATATTGAGTCTTCAATATCTTGCTGTTGTTCTTCGGATATTGTGTCTGGGTCTGCAAACCAACGCATATTATGTGCCATTTCAGTAACCAAGAATATACGAGCCTGATGTTCGGGATTAGGTTGTTTGATAATGCTGTTGATACAAGGTGGGATAGGGACTTCCCCTGCAAGCCCAACTGCGAAAGCCCCACAAGTGCGCTTAACGGCCTTCTTTTGCTTTGGGTGGGTGGCAACCCAATCAACCAAATTAAACGCCATAGAAGCCACAGGAACACCCAAAAACGGGCAAGAATCTTTAGGTGCTTCCGATGGGTGGGAAGGGATAGAATAATCGTGTGGATTTTCCATAAATTTTTGAGTATCAACCATAACAGCCCAGCGTTTGCGAGATGGATTGTATGTATTGGGAATACGAGTCAATTTTTCAGCATAACCAATACCGTCAAGTGACCTCAAGTTTTCAGCCATCTTTGCTTCATAACGCTGTAATTCAGAAGACCAATGCACACCACTAACAGTCTTTGAGAACATTTGGTGAACATGAAACCCACGACCTGTTGCCACAACTCTCACATCGGATTGTGGATAGTCCTCATAAATTCTTCGTATTAGCAACGCCACATCATCTTTTACTTCAGGCATTTCAACGCCATTATGACCTAAATCAAAATCCCACCATGCTCTATCAATGATTGCAGTCGAATAATCTGGTCGCTTGTCAGGATTGAGTTTAGTGAAAGCGTATAGTGAAGTGTAGCACGAGGACTTACTTCCCAAAACAGATAAATACTTTTCAAAGTCTTTACGATTATGACACATTGACCTCTTAAGACCTATTTGTCTGGGAAATTGTATCTGCATATCAATCATTCCATCGGGCAATAATTACCGCACACAGGACACACTAATAAGGGTTTCACATCTTCTTTTCCCAATAAGATTGCCTTAGCAGTAGACACATCAAATTCAGCATCACATTCTTCGCAAATCAAGATAACAACTCCTGTTCGCAACCTAAGTGGTATTCACACCATTCAGGGCAGTAGTATTCAGACCAATTCATAGGCCATTGTTCGGAGCTGATACCATGAACCGCCTCACCAAACTTGCGTATAGTGGTGTTGTATGAGCGACCATTCGGCTTTTCGAGATAAGCAATACCTGAAGTTTCACCCCATATTACAGTCTTTCGCTTGCTTGACTCTAACTTCATTGCTACATCAACATTCGTAGCGTCTGGAGCAATTACAAGATACCTGCAATCTTCAACATCATATCCTGCTTCTTCCAGCATAAACTTGTAGTAGTTCAGTTCTTTACGAGTCCGAGATACCTTGCTCGACCCCAATTCACCTGTCTTCAATTCGACAATGATGAGTTTACCGTCTTTATCTCTGAACACACCATCAATCTTACCTACGAGCACAACTTCATAGTTATGCAAAACTAACTCATCGTCTGTAAATTCAACGGTATAGGGAATAGTGTGTTTGACTTCTGCTTCGACCAATACCCAATCAGGAAATTGTTCGGTTATTGCCTGCATAATTTCATCCATAGCATCTATACCTAAGTCTGGTTTAACTTCCATTTCGGTGACAACTTGAGGAATAGGTTTATCTTCGGTGAGTGATACCTCTAAAACTTCGTGTATTAGTGAACCCCTAATCATAGCATCGTTAGCAGGTGGGGATAATCTCTGAATGTAATTCCAATAGTAAAGGCGAGGACACTTATCGTATGTCCCAAAGGAGGATTTACTTATCCTTAATGCGCCTTCTTCAGCAGGATTGTATGATGAAACGACTTCACTCATCATCATCCACCTGTCTAATATCTGAATGGGTTTCATCGAGCATTCTTGCCTCATCTTCATCATGTGCTATTGCGTCTGATTCGGGTTGTCCCATTTGTGAAAGGTCAGCATTGAGCAATTCTTCCCATGCTTCAGCGTGATTGTCTTGCAACCAAATACACATTGCAGTATTAGTGTTGGATATAATCATCAATTGTGTAATAAGGTTCTTATACCTGCCAAGCAGAACCTTCTTTGGAAGTCTGTTTATGTCAAGTCTGCCTTGAAAAATATCGAAGTCTGTTTGGTCTAACATTATCTCACCATCCTGAATGTATTTAGTTGGTATTCGTGGTTTGAGTGAAGTACCAACCCTTCAACTTTACCTGTCTTAGCCCAAAAGGATAATCTTGAGCCAATCATCTGTGATGAAAAGTTATTTGAACTGTGAGGTATCATATCCATTGTATTCATCCATGTAAATAAATCGTGCGAGGTAAATGTTTTGACACCCATAACTTCAAACCATGAGCGCAAAGCACCCTTTACCATCCTATCAACAAGTGGTCTTTTTCCCGCCATAATATCAACTTCGCATAAGGGTATATAATAGTATTGTCACAACCAAGCAACCTTAGATTTGCCGTCTCGAGCATTCTCAAGTGGTATGATAGACCAGCCTGCTATTTCAAATAAGGGTTTCACCTTATCAATAATAAATCGCTGAACAATTTGTAAATAACCAATTTCAATGTTCAGGCCTTCAAGGTCTGATGGTTTGTCAAATGCTATGTAGTTTCCTTCGCTGTTAAGAGTTGTCTTGAAGTAGTCACCTCCACGATAACCTTTGCCGAGATAATCATTAGCCCACTTAGCACCTGCTGAAGCACCAGACAAAACCTTGTATTTGTCAAGGTCTTGAGTCAATTTACCCTTCATAGCCAAATCCTCAAGTGAGATATCACCCGCCATAATATCTTCAATTATTCTGGCTAATTCATCAACAGGTGGTTGCTTTCGCTCAAGAATGCTTGTTATTACAGTCTTTACGGCATCTTTCATAGCAGGTGGCATACGAGATTGCTTAATCTCCATGCCCTTGAGATACATTTGTGGCTCAACATATTCACCATCAACCCATGTGACATTACCCACATACCTGTTCTTGGCTGATATTAACATGGTATTAGCAAACCTTTCAAATTCAGTCTCGATGGGTGACATTCTCTCATTGATAATATCCATTGCTTTGACTCCTTCTTCGGGTGAAGGAACGGTGCAGAAGATAGAGTCAGTATGACCGTATATAACATCATATCCCAAACTTTTACATTCGTCTCGTAGTCGGAACAGGGTTTGACGGGAAGTATATGTGATAGCAGATGCAACTTCTGGGTGATAAAGAGCATACTTACTGTCACCAGCACAACCATACATAGAAGCGACGAGGGATTTAGTAGCATATTGTAAGGCATCGTATCGCTTTGCCTCTTCGGGTGTCTTGGCCTCCTTCATTAACTTCTTATAGTGATTTCTTAACTCGGTCATCTTATCCATCTGACGACCCAACAAACCTCGCTTTCCATGCCTAAACTTAGAACCGTTACCACAGTCATTTCCCTCTTCATCGAGAGTTTCCCAAGATATATTGTGCAAATTGACATTTGAGTGATACATTGCCTTAATATCCATGATAGCAACATTGTCATAAACTCCAGGCACAGGTTGTTGTATGTCAGCTCCAGGATAAGGCACTTTAGCAAACTGAGCCTTAGAAGGGATTCTAAGAGTAAATTCATCGTCTTGTAGTGCTAAACAAGTGAAAATACGGGTAATAAATGGTGTTGTGCGTATATCGCACTTGACGATGGTTTGGATGCTTAGATAGTGTTCTATGGCGTTATTTAGGGCATTTAATTTAGGTAACAATTCGACATCTAATTGGTTGTATCTCAAGTAAAGAGGGAAGTTAGTGAAATAGGTGTCGTGTCCGTCTGGTAACTCCAACTTTCTTTCACCCAAACATTCTTCTGCTACATCATCTAACTTGAGGCCAGGCAATTTACCGTTCTTCATCTCCCAAAGTTTGCTAAATGCGAGCATTAAGTCAATACAATTTCTGCCAGGTATAGGTTGCGACCAATCATCAAATTCATATCTAATTCGATTGTATGGAGACATTTTGCGAGAATCCACTCCTACTTTACGGCAACGCTCAACTATTTGCTTTATGTCAGCGCCAACAACGAACCAACCAGTTATCACATCTGGGTCATGCCTTCTCATAAATTGTATGAAGTGTGCCAGCAATTCTTTTTCAGTATCAAACGCTAATGCTGGGTTATCAAGGGTATATTCGCCCACTTGTTTATGCTTACCTGCATTGTAACCTTCCGCAGTAAACCATGTGAACATCTTCTCCGTATAGTTGTCATAGACTGATAGAAGAGTTATTTGACCCGTATTAACAGACCATTCACCATCAAGATACCAGATACGGTGTTTGTAATCTGGTATGTCGGGTTTTGCGTCTGCAAGAACACGATTGACGAAGGGGATATTTGCCTCCCATGTAGCACCTATATTCTTCAATTTCCCTACTTCAGCAGGGTCATACATAGTGACCTTAGTGAGTGATTCTCCGTAAAGACCCGTATATCCACCTTCTTTAGAAACTGCTTCAATGTATGGTGCTGATTCATCTTCAACAAAGCAGTAGGGATAGATGTTATTAATCGTCTTCTTCTGCCTTTCAAGTGTTATTGGGTCACGATATCTGATATAGACAGTCTTACCTTTGCCTCTATCCACAATCATTGAGCCATCTCCAATCTTTCATATTCTAATCTTGCTGTTTCTTCTTCATCATAGAAGTATTGACACGGTGAGCATAAGCCGATAGGCGAGTGTGCGATAGCATCGTCACAACACCGACAAAATTCAATACCTCGACCTTTCATAAATCGTTTAGCAATCCTTACTGATATGGGGTTTAGTAAAGAGATTAAAATTCCTAATCCTAAACCGAAAAACACTGCTATCCATGTTACCATATTGAGACCTCTGGGGGTACGGCAAAGTGCCACGACGACTTAGACCGACCCAAACATAGGTCATATTAGGGGGTTATAAAGGTATTCATTGGCGTCTGCCACGACTTCTTGTAGGGATTTCGTGCTTTACGAGCCATTGATTGATTGTTGCTGGAGTAACATTTGCTTTATCAGCAATGTCTGCCATTGTTCTGTTCTTGTTGATGTAATTTTCAACGAGCCACTGCTTATCACGGTATAACTTGTTTTCAAATTTAGTTACTGTTATTTGAAGGATATATTCTTCCCCTTCAAATTCTGTTGTTCGGTTAATATCTCCATGACAGAGGACTTCTGCGACAATGTTGTCTGTGCTTATATCGTGCATATAAAGTCCTTCCTGCTGATTACATATAAATGTTATAGCCACTCATGTTTGTCTGATTCAAATTTTATACCCCAAAACAGTTCTGCGTCATGCAGACTTGATGGTTCACCAATGTATTCAAAAGACCAGCATTCACGGTCATTCTGTTTCCAACCCCATTCTTCATTACCTGAATGCGTATGCACTTTGCGAGATACGGCTGTTTCTTTCCATGTATTAGGTCGGTTCAATCTGTGATTCGCTAAGGCAGGGTGGCGTAGTCGAGCAAATAATCTTCCTTCTTGAGATTTTATCATAGAAGATACAAATTCAGACAATGCACCCGCTAATCCTAATCCTTGATAATCAGGCAATACTACAACACGAGAAGAACGCCAACCATTCTGTATGCCACCGTTAGGGAATGGAAGAATAGCATTACAGGCAACAGGTTTTCCATCCCAATAAGCAACAAATAATCTGCATGCCTTATTCAAATCTTCGGTCAGATAATGATGTTTCTTGAACATGTCCCACGCATCATATTCTGCTCTGAGAATTTTGAGTTCAATCTTAGGTCGTTGAACCGACCACCCCCTGTCGTCGCTCACAACGGTTTCGCCATCGTGAGGATTGTAAACCCAATCTGGATTTAGCCATTCAACTATATCGTCATGGCATGAGGCGACAACCAACTTTTGACCCGTCTTACGAGCAAACTTTTGTAGCGCAAATGAGGCTGCCTTTGCTACATTCCTATCAACAACAGATGTAAACTCATCTATGGTGATAATTTCTATGTCATTTGCTATGGCATCTGCGATAGTGCAGGCCAAATCAAATCGGAATCGTTCACCATTTGACAGGCAAAACGGTGGTCTAATCCAAGCAGGGACAGACCCCAATCCGACACTTGATAGAATACGAGATGCTTCGGCAGGATTACCACCCAAAATGCGTGATATGTTCGATATTACAGAACTGCCATCGGTGGGTATGATTGCATCCTCATTGTGTCCGAAACGATTACTTAATAGCGTTGTTTTACCAGCACCAGAAGCACCTACAATAGCACCAATAGCCCAACCTTCAGGGGGATTGATTCTATCGGGAATGACAGTCTTTAATCCTGCACCCTTTTCAATGTCATACATGTCGAGAGCATACTGAAGTGCATCATCAGTTGGCACCTCACATTCAAGCACTATATCATTCGTCAATTGCATCAACTCCCATATCCGATAAACAAGGCAAACAATATCTGCGTTTATTCCACATTATGTAATGACCTTTGGTACTGATACCACACTTGGCGCACATATCTGCGTCATCGTTTGGCACCTGCATAAGACCCATTATTATTCACCATTACCTAATTGAGCAAAAAATTCTTCAATCAATTCATTGAGTGAATCTTCAAGAGATAATATCTTATATTCATCCTTTACCTCAGATTCCATGAACCCTATATGCCTTGCTGTGATGATGATTGTTTTCATCTTTTTACGCAGGGTTTCTTCGGTCATTCCAATACCCCTGCTTGCATAAACCAACCATTGTCAGCAGATAGAATCATACGGATTCCCTGTTCGTATGGTCGGAAGTCTAAGAAACTTAGGATGAGTTCACCGCTTAGGAAAGACACAACATTTTCAAGTCCTCCTTCAAAAGACCATTCCCATTCATCACAGTCATGCTTCAATTCTTCAACAAGTTTAACGATAGTCTGACCCTTGAGTGGGTCGCCCACATGAAGATAAGAGTCGGTAAATTCACCGCCCATGTGGAATTTGTATCTGTTTAGTTTTTGGTTGTTCATGTTGTCAGCAGACAAAGCATCAGCCAATTCATCAGCATTAATCGTTATAGAACACATCGGTTTGATTACACTTCCGTCTGCTAACTTATAGGTATTACCATCTATCTTTTGAGCCAGACCCATTGATTTTTCTTCCCAAGCCCCGATAGTTTCTGTCGAATGAGGGAAAGCAAGACCATTAAGGTTGGCTTGAAGAGTTGATTGCTTCTTAGAAGATTTGACTACAATACCTGTCTTAGATGTGCTAACTTTGATTTCACCTGTAAAGTGTTTTAGGACACCCATTAGTCTGTCAATGTCTGGAACGGGCATACCATCAAGTGCTTCTCCTTCATGCACACATGGGACATGGAAGTATGAAACTGATGTTTTACCATCACGCACTAAAGAGGTTGTGGATAGTCTTTGGTTGTCTGCTCTAAGCACACAAGCAACAACTTGAGGATTATTCTTTCCAGCAACGGTTTGTCTTCGTTGGGTCAGGCATAGTAGGCGTTTCAAAGCGGAAGCATTAACGGTTATCATGTTTATTCACCAAACTTAGGGGTATATAATCATTTGCTTTCGGACAAAATTGTTTCCGTCTTTAATACAAGTGTTGCCACAGAAACAGCAGCCTTTACCGAATTGAGAATTACATCGTGCGAATCAACCAAATGATTATCATAAGCGTTAAATCTTCCTGTTGAAGCATCAAAGAATATCCAATCATCGTCGGTCTGGGGCATTTCCCGACCCCAATTCTTTACCATTGTTTGAACAAGCGATTTAAGGGCATTATCGAAGGCTACAAAGCCCGTTTTTATCTTGTAGGGCATCATACCCCCACCAAGCACAACACCGCCCGTTAAAGCACTTCTAACGGCATTTACGGCATCATCAATTCTTTCATGTCTTTCACGAACTTCAACATCGGTCAGGCCACCGACCTTTATAGTAGCAATCTTACCTCTTAGTTTAGCGATTCTCATGTTGTATTTTTGTTCATAGAATGGATGGTCTGCGTCGGCTTTGAGTTGTTCTAAGTGTTCTATACGAGCCTCAATTTCTTCATCATTACCACCAACGCCTGAAAATACGGTTGTATTACGGTCAATGGAAACCAATTCCGCAGACCCAAAGTCTTCAAGGGAATAATCTCTATCTTCTAATCGCTCACCTTTAGCAGCAAGTATTGGTTTACAGCCTAATGAAGTTGCTATATCTTCATAGATTTCAGCCCGTTCTTCACCACCAGCAGGTGCATTGATAGCACAGGCCATAACTTTACCATTTACAGCGTTTAGCAAAAGATTCTGTATAGCGTGTGGTTTCCAACCAGCAGCGATAATGATTAGTGGCTTCTTGTTTTCAGCAGCACATTGTAGCGCAGGAATTAATTCATCAAAGGTGACAATATCATGGTCTGTAACTAATACTGCAGGGTTTTCATAGACTACTTTACCATCACGAGAACCAGCAAATAGATGAGATACAAAGCCCTTATTGAGAGTCAAACCTTGAGTCGTTTCGACCTTAGTTAATTCTCCTGGATGCTCATGCACCATTACAATTCCTTCAGCACCAACGCTGTCAAACGCTTCCATGATGCAACCCGCTGATAATTCGTCATAATTAAGTGCCGACAAACAGACTTCACGCAATTCTTCTGGGCTTGCATCCCACTTGGATTCCTCTAAACTATTCTTAAAACTCTCCCATGCCTTAAGCAAGTTTTTCTCAAGCCTAACTGGGTGATGTTCTTCCTCAAATAAGTTTGTTATTAGGTGCTTTGCTATCACGGTAGCAGATGTTGTTCCGTCACCAGAAGCCTTTTGTGCTTCGTGAGCAACCATACGCATTAACTTGATACCTGCCATTTCATAGGGACAATCTGATTTGATGAACTTAGAAATGTTTACTCCATCGTCAAGAATGAGTGGGTCTTTATCATGTTCGTCAGAATCAATCAACACTAATCGAGGCGCAGGACCAAGTGTGGGCGCAAGAGCACTATACACCTTATCAATACCTATAAGCAGTTTATCTTTGGCTTCTTTACCGTTCAGCATACTATTCAACACCCACAACTTCCTCAATAGGGATTATAAACATATTGCTTATTGTCCTAACATATTCAGTATGCGTCTGTTTAGTATAGACTATATCACCCACAGATAACTTTAGATAATCATAGATGTCTGAATTATCGTCATGTCTGACATACACAAGTTGCGGAGGGTCAAGATTTTGCATGAACCCATTTACCTCATGTGCCGTCAATAATGAACACAGGATTTGATTACGAGCAATACGCATCATATCACCATTCAAGCATAGGCAGACCATTCCACTTGACATCTCCCTTCTTGACAGTTAATACATCGTATGTTTGTCCGAGATGTTCCATGTTTTTACCCTTCATTTCTTCAACAGTTGCTCTGATAGACCATTCGCCTTCACCCATAGATTTGTCAGCCTTGACACCAGCCGCTGGGTCAGCCTTCTTCATGTATCGGTTCAAGAAGATTTGTTGAGAGAACAGTCGCATTGAACCATTTTCCCATTCAGGTCTTTCACCAATAGACATGAGCACTTTACGACCTGAGCCATCATCCATGTATTGTTTGATAGGTTTCAGGTGGAAGGTAAAGAACACTTTGCTGAATGAAAGTCCATGAACACGGTTAAGAGTTTGACGGAACAAACGGTTTCTTTCCTGCCATTCCTTTTGATTAAAGGTATCGCCTTCATCTGAAATAATGCCTTTGCGAACCAGAGATTCACGCATAGCCATTTCACAAATCTTTAGGAAAGATGAGCCACCATCAAAGACTACACCAGCAACATTAGCAGGGTCTTCTTTGGCGACGATATTTACAAACCATTGAGTCTTATCAATCAATGCCAACCAATTAACAGTGTTGTCCTCATTGAAGATGGATTCGTCGTTTTCATCATGGATAGGCAGACGGATGATGTTTGGGTCATCTGGGTATGCGTAGTCAATAATGGATTGAGCCGAGTTGTCAAAGTCAAAGATGAATACCTTTTTACCAGCCTTCTTGTCGGCTTCAGTATATGCAAAGGATAGTGCAAGACCTGTCTTAGCCGTATTTTCATGCCCTACAAGAGCCATACGGATTTGAGAACCTTCTTGAGCAGCAACCTTCTTAGCGAACAGGTTGGCGTAGTATTCTTCACCGAATGCCGTTTTAGCAGGTGGCGCTGACTTTTGATTAGTATTAGCCCAAGACATCAGGCATCCCACCCATCTTCTTCAACAGCCAATGCTTCAACAGTTTCAACAACATACCAACCTTGACAGGAGAAACGATGTTCACCTTCTTTGGTCTGCCATACAGTACCGAATAGAGCCAATTGAGAACCCACACCAAAGTTGATTAGGTGTTCTTGGTCTGCATCAACCCATATATCTTGAGTCGGTGCTGATGATAGAATGTCAAGGTCGCCAACAGTAATAGTATATCCACCTTTGTCACGAGGGTCAATGTGAACTACTTCAGCGATTAGGCCACAATAAGAAGTCCACTTTTCACTTTCAGGGACTGATTGTAGGTATGAAGCCATAGAGTCAAATCCTTTCAAGAAGCGACCTTGAGGTTCAAGACCACCCAAAGCATCAACCATCATACCAGCAGGTGCATCACCATCAAACATGACAGGTGCATTAGGGAAGATAGAAGCAAGAGCAGGGTCTTCATTTAGACTTGTGACACCAGCCTTAGCATAGCCAACTGTGTTCTTTTGATTCATCTTAACTGCGATAGAACCAGGAACGAATGTAGGGAAAGATGCTTCTGCCATGTCACCACTAAATACCAATTGGATTTCAGAAATGTCATCGTTTGAGCCTTGCTTACGACCTAAGAAGTAAACAGTTCTTTTCTTATCCGATACAGGAGAAGGAGAACCGTATCTCCAATTAGAATCACCAGAAGGCCATGTAGGAGAAGACTTATCTGCAACAATGTAATACATAGTGTTTTCATCAACTTCAACTGCCTTAGCATGTGGAGTTGAAACTGAATCTTCAATAGCACCAATTTCAAACGCTTCTTTATTACGAAGAGATTCATTGATGTGACGAGTCCAAGTGCCGTCATGGTTGTTTTCAAACAGAACGATAGCACCCTGTTCAATCAAGTTAGAACGAACTGCTTCATCACAAGTCTTCAGTTGATTAGTCATTTTGTCATAGCGCAGTTTGCCCCAGTCTTTGTATCTTGGAGAGCGCAATGCCATACCTTCAAGGACAGTAGCACCAGAATTCTTAATCTTGGTTGCTTCAGAATGTAGTTGTCTTGCTGAAATACGAAGGGTTAGAGATGCAATTTTATCATCGTCATACCCTGACGCTTTCCATGCTTCAGATTGTGAAGCAGAAACTTGGTTCATTCTTGAATTAAGTGCATCAACAGACACACCAATTTGGCTGGCTACTTTTTCTATATCGGGTTGGTTATTATTCATAGGACATTCCTTTCCTTGTTATTATTCGGTTATCATAGGGGTATATAAGCGTGTCGTTTCGGCCTATTTAGCCAGCATTCTAACGAAGTTATAAAGCGCAATTTGCTCATTTACTCCATTGATTAAGTCACGCTCAGTTGTGACGGAGGCATCAATTACCTTCAGTTTGTTATCCACAGATGCAACCCCTGTGATAGCGAATGTAAAGACTTGCCTCACCGCTTGTCGAGGTGGGGCTGATAAAAGTATGGTATAGGCATCGTCAATTGCTCTTTCCTTGAAACACATTTGTAAGAACTTCTTTGAGTCAATGTCTGGTGTTGTTAGGCTATTAAGGAATTGTTCTTTCTGATTGTCGGGAAGGGAAGCGTATGCCTG